GATATCACCTGCAACAACTGCTTGGGCAATGCCAAATGGTTGGATGTGGCAAATACCAACACAAGAAAGATTAGGGTGTGGATATTGTTATTCTGATAAGTTTGTATCTGAGGAACAAGCTTTGAAAGAACTACAAGAAGTTACTGGTAGAAAGATAACACCTCTTAGAAACATTAAGTTCGATAGTGGTAGGTTGAAAGAAGTTTGGAAAAAGAATGTACTTTCAATAGGATTATCATCTTCCTTCTTAGAACCATTAGAAGCAACATCAATACACTCATCTATTATTCAGTTAGTACAACTAACACAACATCACTTATCACCTTACAAAGAGGATATGATGAGAGAATCAAACATCAAAGCAAATAACGAACACTTTAATATGATGTTAGATGAGTTCAGAGCTTTGATTCAAATACACTATATTACAAAAAGAGATGATACTCCATTTTGGAAATATGTACATAATGATTTAAAGAGAGACCCATTAGTTGAAAGAATTTTAGAAATATGTGAATATAGAGTTCCCAATGCAAATGATTTTCCACATTATAATGGAGCTGCTAGTTGGGGTGTATTCAATTGGATATTGGCTGGTAATGATTTAATCAGTAAAGATGTATTAGATAAATCTCTAAATACTCATAATTTTGAAAAATCATCTGAACAAGTTTACAAACATATGGTAAAACAATACACATTTGATAGTAAACAACACTTCCCACATACTGAATTTATCAATTGGGCAAAAGATTTTTCAAAAAAACCAAAATAAATTTGGTAATATCAAATTAATTCCTTATATTTGTATTAACAAATGAGGAAAAAAACTTTTTTAAATAAAAATCCAAAAACATTTGGAATTGTTAAAAACTTTTCGTATATTTGTATAAATAAATGGAGATAGACCCTCTTAAAACTGGGTTTTTTGATATTTATATATGGTGTAGGAAAGACACCAAAATAAAACCATTAAATAAATAAACCTTTAAAATTTAAAAATTATGGCACTAGATTTAAGCGCAATCAGAGGTAGACTGAACAAACTACAAAACACTTCAAACAGAACATCTAATCTATGGAAACCAACACCTGGTAAACACCAAGTGAGAGTAGTTCCTTATAAGTTTTCTCCTGAGAATCCTTTTATTGAATTATTCTTCCATTACAACATCAACAACAAAACGTATTTGTCTCCTTCTTCTTTTGGAAGACCGGACCCTATCGTTGAGTTCGCTGAAAAGTTGAAAAGAATGGGTGATAAAGAAGATTGGAAAGCAGCTAAGAAAATGGAACCGAAATTAAGAACTTTTGTACCTGTACTTGTAAGAGGAGAGGAATCAGAAGGAGTTAAGTTTTGGGGATTCGGAAAGACTGTTTACCAAGAAATCTTAGGTTACATCGCTGATCCTGATTATGGAGATATTACTGACCCTACTAATGGTAGAGACATTACTATCGAATATACATCAGCTGAAGATGCAGGAACTTCTTATCCTGTAACTACTATCCGTGTTAAACCTAATACTACTCCATTAGGAAAAGATGATACGGCAAATCAAAACTTTATTGAAACTCAAACTAATATTACTGATATCTATTCAGAATTATCTTACGATGAGTTAAAATCAGTATTAGAAGGTTGGTTAAACCCAACTGCAGATGAAGCTAATGAGAGTGTATCTCAACAAACACTTTCAACACCTTCAACTAAAGCAGCACCTGCTCCAGTAGCAGCACCTGCGGCAGCTGTAAGTACTGAAGAAAAAAAGAAAATGGATGATGTTGCATCAGCATTTGATGATTTGTTTAACGGATAATATATAATAAATGGCAAAAAAAGAAATGGATTTAGCAGCGGAACTAGCTTCCGAACTAAACAAATATAGTAAAGACCAGAAGGTTGCCTTCTTTTTAGGAGAAGATGACGCACCTACAAATGTAGCTGGGTGGGTATCAACCGGATGTGCTATGTTAGATGTTGCCATTTCGAATCGCCCTTATGGTGGACTTCCTATTGGAAGGATTGCTGAAGTAACTGGTTTAGAACAAAGTGGAAAATCATTAGTATCTGCTCACCTCCTTGCTGAAACACAAAGGCAAGGTGGTGTTGCGGTTCTAATAGATACTGAAACTGCGGTAAGTAGAGAATTTTTAGAAGCAATTGGTGTAGATGTAGCAAAGCTACTTTATGTATCAGCTGATTCAGTAGAACAAATTTTCGAATTTACCGAAACAATCATTGAAAAAGTAAGAACCACACAAAAAGATAAGTTAGTAACAATCGTAGTAGATTCCGTTGCAGCCGCTTCAACTAAAAAAGAGTTAGCAGCTGATTATGATAAGGATGGATACGCTACTGATAAAGCTATTATTATCTCAAAAGCGATGAGAAAGATTACCAATCTAATTGGTAGGCAAAAAATAACCTTAGTATTCACTAATCAATTAAGACAAAAGATGAATGCTATGTTTGGTGACCCTTGGACTACTTCTGGAGGAAAAGCTCTTGCATTCCATGCATCGGTTAGACTTCGTTTGAAGAATATGGGACAAATCAAACAAAAGGTGAACGGTACTGATAAGACAATTGGTATGAAAGTACGTTGTCAGGTTATCAAAAACCGAATGGGACCCCCATTAAGGTCTGCTGATTTTGAAATATTCTTTGATAGAGGAATTGACAATTATGGTTCTTGGTTAAGTGTAATGAAGGAAAATAAATTGTTAAAGCAAGCTGGAGCTTGGTACACTTATGTTGATACGGATACTGGAGAGGAAATAAAATTCCAATCCAAAGACTTTATTGAGATGATGGGAACTAAGGTTGAGTTAAGAGAACAAATCTATAAAAAGATTTGTAATGAAACTATCTTACAATATAAATCAGATTCTACAGATATAGAAGCACATGAGTTAGATACTGCAGGTGCAGAAGTAGTAGATTAAAATAAATAAAAAGTTATGAGCAAATTAAAAGAAATGTTAAAGACATCTGCTTCGGCAGATAAGGCAAAAGCCCTTCTTACATTGGAGTTGTTAGAGAAGCATCCCGCAGGAATCGGAGACCATTCAACCAAAGATTTCTATGAGAACGCAGAATCGGCACTTCAAATGTTAGTTGATGCAGATGATAGATTAGAAGCAATCGAAAAGTATTTCGGTGAATCTAATAATATTAACTACACAACTACAACTACATAATGAAAGGACTCTACAAAGATATCCTCAGCGAAGTAAGTGAGGAACATAAGACTAATCATCTTCGTGAAAGGAATAGTAGGGTTATGATTATTGATGGATTAAACACCTTTATCCGTAGCTGGACAACCAACCCCACAATGAATGAGGATGGTGACCATACGGGTGGGGTGATTGGTTCACTTAAATCTATTGGATATCAAATCAGAGAATTCAATCCAACCCGATGTATCGTTACCTTTGATGGTAAAAATGGTTCACAATCAAGAAAGAAAATCCACGAAGGATATAAAGTTGGTAGAGAAAAGAACCGATTCAGAGTAAACCGTCAATATCAAGGTATGATGGATGAGGAGCAAGAAAGACTTTCTATGAAACAACAATTTGTTTGGTTAAATGATATATTAGATTCACTTCCAGTACAAACAATGATTTATGATGGTATTGAGGCAGATGATACAATAGCTTATCTAACTAAACATACTCAATATGATTTAGATGGGGAAGTTGTAATTGTTTCAACTGATAAAGATTTTCTTCAATTAGTTTCAGATAATGTAAAAGTGTTTTCACCTACTAAAAAGAAAATGTACAATAGACAAGTTGTATTTGATGAGTTTGGTATATGGCCTGAGAACCTTCTATTATATAGAACATTAGATGGTGATAAATCAGATAACATACCAGGCATCAGAGGATGTGGTATTAAAACTCTTTTAAAGAGGTTTCCTGAACTTTCTGAAGATAGAACTATAACACATGAAGAATTCTTTAAACTATGTGAGGAGAAGCAAGGTAAAATCAAAATGTATGATGATATCTTAAAAGCAAAAGACCAACTCCTTATGAATAAGAGGTTAATGGAATTACATGAACCACATATCCCAACAAATCAGAAGTTGCAAATTTTAGATAGATTCAACGAAAATGATATTGAATTTAAAAAGTTAGATTTCCTTAGAGTAGGTCAGAAATATAAGGTACTCCAAAATTGGAGAGACATAAATGATTGGTTACATTCAACTTTTCATAATATTATTATAAAATAAATTTTGTTAATCCAAATATTTTTCGTATATTTGGAATCAAATAGGTTATAGATGCAAAACACAGATACACTTTCTAAATACGGACAATCTTTTCAAACCAAAGTAATATCAACTTTGATTGCAGATGTACGTTTGTTAGATACCCTTAGTGAAATTATACATCCTAAGTTTTTTGAAGCTGAAGCTAATAAGTGGATTGTTGACGAAATAATCAACTACTATTATGAATTTAAGAAACCACCAACTTTAGATGTATTCAAATCAGAGATATCTAAATTAGATGATAGGGGTTTTCAAAAGAATGTAATAGAACAACTTAAATTTGTTTTTACCAAAGTTGGTGATTCTGACTTAGATTATGTAAAGAAAGAGTTTTCTTCATTTTGTATTAATCAAAACCTTAAAGAAGCAATCGTACAATCTGTTGATTTATTAAAAGCTGGTTCTTATGATAAAATCAAAGACTTAGTAGATAAGGCAATGAAGGTTGGTATTGATTCCGATATGGGGCATGATTATCTATTAGATTTTGAAGAACGAACAACTGAAATTAATAGAAACTCAGTTTCTACTGGATGGAGTTGTATTGATGATGTTATGGATGGTGGTTTAGGACCTGGAGAATTAGGAGTAGCAGTTGCACCATCTGGTGTTGGAAAGACTTGGGTATTGTGTGCATTGGGAGCAGCCGCTGTAAAAGCTGGACTTAATGTGGTACATTACTCATTAGAACTTTCAGAACATTATGTTGGACAACGTTACGATACTGTTTTTACTCAAATTCCATCTACTGATGTGAAGGAAAAGAAAGAAACTGTATTAGAGAAGATATCGAGATTAAAAGGTAAACTTTTAATTAAGTACTATCCACCAAAGGGAGTATCTCCTAAGAAAATAGAAGCACATATTGAAAAGTTATCAGCAGCAGGTAATAAACCCGATTTAATTATTATTGATTATGCCGATTTGTTACTTTCTCATACCAATAAATCAGATTCAACGTATGGTGAACAAGGTGGTGTTTATATTGAACTAAGAGGTATAAGTGGTGAATTGGGTATTCCAATTTGGACAGCATCCCAAACGAATCGTTCAGCAATCGATTCTGAAGTTATTGAAGCAGATAAGATTGCAGATTCTTATGCTAAAGTTATGAACGCTGATTTTATTATGAGTATCAGTAGAAAAGCTAAAGATAAGTTAAACAATACTGCTAGATTTCATATTATGAAAAATAGATTTGGGCCCGATGGAATTACATTTCCATCTAAAATGGATACAAATACAGGTTTTATTGAAGTGTATGATGGTAATTCTTCCGATGGAATTATTACACAAAAGGAATCTGCCGATGGAGGG